AATGTATCCAAGAGTGAGCTCGAAGCTTATGATCGTATCCTTACGTCGACCATTGAGCCTCATGAGATCTCCTACCCCCTGAGTCGGGTCTCAAACAAGAACTTTACCCTGACAGTGCTGGAATCCTTCAGCAGAACGGACAATTGATGGGATCACCGATCTCATTTCCGTATCTCTGCTTAATCAATTTCGCAGTGTCTTGGGAGGCCGTATTTCCATACCTTCGTGACCATCGGAAAGTTCCGATCAAAGTCAACGGTGACGACATTCTCTTCAAATGTTATCCCGCAGAATACGAGGTCTGGAAGTCGGCAGTTCGAAATGCCGGATTCAAACTTAGCGTTGGGAAGAATTTCTTCCACCGTCGCTTCGTCTTCATCAACAGCGAGCCTTGGCAGTTCGTTGATCGAGGCGATGGTATGCCAAAGTTTGAGTATATTCCATTCTACAATCAGGGACTAATGTCCGGCCAATCCAAGGTCGGTAAGGTCTCTGGTGTACCCTTCTCTGACTTCATGATGCCTACGTATGCTCTCCAACCTGAGGCTATCGCTGGCGCTAATGATCGTCAAAATGCACTCGCTGAGTTCGCCCATCGTCATAGGGAGCATTTGGAGGAGGTTACTGGTGAAGGCTTGCTATCTCAGCATGCACCTGTAGAATATGGGGGACTTGGAATGTCTTCCGGTGATAAGGACGTTTACACCATCAAGCAACGAAAATTCGCTCGTGTTGCTCAAGATGATGCTTTGAACGGTCGGTCTGTCCGACGCCCGCAGTGTATGGATGACGTGCAAGTGCCGTTTTTCTCTACACCAGTTCTGCGTGGTCCCTTGCGTGTTGATCGTGAATCTGTCGGTCGATCTGGCCCCTCCGATGCCATCTTCCGATTTTTTACACCTTACGCCAAAGTCTCTTCAGGTTTAGATGAGCTTGACGATTCGGGGTATGCGATCTCACGCGTAACAAATGTGAAGGATGTGGTGAAGTACTATCACTTTGCCCTTAAGAGTAAGTGTGACGTTGCTACAGGCCACGGCTGCTCTAAGAGGCACATCCATCGTCCGAACTCCATTCGAGCGATCCCCGAGCGGATCATCTCGCGTGGCTACCGAGTCAGTCCTTACCCTTATGAGTTCCCCAATGGTTATTGGTTGGATTCACAGCATAGGTATTTTGACTCATACGATCATTATCCGATTTGGAGGTCTTACAAACCGACACGTCCTCGAGATGATCCGTTATCCTGGCTTGATTATGGCGCCTTCCAACTTGGAGAAGATGGAGGTCCGCCGGATGTCGATTATGATGATATCGACCTACGCAATGAGAGAAATGACCCGTTCGGTTACGACGATCGTGATGATCGCATGAACGAGGCTCTCGATGCGTGGCAAGGCCAGTGGTAGATAGTTCACCCGTCCAGGAAAGACGTTAAACTTTTCCGACGAGTTTGGACAGATCAACGGAAGAGCTCATGCCTCTGTTGTTCTTGTTCGATTTTGACCGATGGGTTCTACTCGAGTTTGCGCAAGCCCGAACTGGAAAGTTCAGACCGTGGCGGTACACACCGTTTGGGTTTTCGTTGATAAACCGGCTCTCGCCGGAGTCAACGTCTGCCTGGGCGTTTGATCCGTCTGCTGAATGGTACCAGCGGGAACAACTTGCGCACTCACGACATGGGATAAGTCGGGGTCTGAGCATCGTCTCGACTCGAATAGCTGGTAACTTACTACCATGGGGTCCTCGTATTAATGGTCCAAAACGGTGCCGGCAGATTGCTGGCTTAATACTTCCGTACCAATACTTCGACTTGACAGCAACGAGTGTCGCCACTGTCCCAATCTCAAAATATACCTCTGCCTCTTAACCGCCTAGGACTTGACTGAATTGACTACGTCATCAGATCATCCATGCGGGAGGTTCCCCTCTGTCTCGGCATCTGCAGAAGAGATATGGCAACGCAGGAAACACGTTAGTGTTGCGTTGGGTTTAGGTTAAGGCACTGTTCGTTTGATAACGGACGTGTGTAAGACCAGATTGGTGAGTTTGTGGTTTGATAGACACTTGGGAGTCAGGTCCTTGTTCAGCGTCGAACGACTGCACGGATCAACGACAGTTTACG